ATACTTCAGACAAGACTCCTGAAATCTCTAAGATTGAAACTGTCAAGAAAGAATCCTATTCTAGTCAATTCGAAGAAATGTGGGCTGCTGTTGCAGAACTAAACGAGAAACGTAAAGAGTCTCAAGGTGCAACTGAACCCGAAGCAATCGACTCAAAAGAATCAAAAGGTTCTAAAGAGTTTGCTGCTAAACATAAGGTTGAGAAAAAGAAACCTGAAGACGTAGGTGAGAAACCATTCAAGGAACAACGTTCTTTGGTTGATATGGCACGTGACGTTCTTGCGGGTAAACAATCATTCGATGAGATGAAAGGTCAAATTGACGCTACAGGTGACGAACCTAAAGGTGAGAAGAAAAAGAATCCATTCGATGGTCGTACAACTGAAGCCAAGAAGTTCTTGGAACGTATGTCTAAGAGGAGAGGTTAATGATAACATTACTAGGTACTCAAGTTGCATGTGGTACAACCACAGGTGCTGCCTCTACATTCGGTGATTCGAATGCAGTAAGACTATTCAATAGTGGTACTGCGATTCGTTTAATCACGTTGGAAAAAGCAGATGGTACTGATATTGGTACTATCTCTTTGAACGCAAAAGCAGAGATAACATTACGTAAGTCTCCAACTGATAAAATCTTTGCTGCCTCTGCCGAAGTACTCGGTGTTGCGGTTGGATTTACATATTAAAGAGGAAATATAATGGCAAAACTACAAGCACCAGCATGGTGTGAAAATGCAGTCCCTACCCGAAACGGATGGGAAGACCCTATCACAGGCGAACTATACGCAAGTGGTGGATTCACACAAGCACAGATAGATGAATTCTATGGTAATCTACATGTACAGGCAGAAGCTGAGTGGAATCAACTTAATGAAGTACCTACTTCAACAGTTGAAACACTTATTGAAGCTCCAGTACACGAGAAATCACTCGAAGAGATGTCCAAACTTGAATTGGAAGCTTTGGGTAGACAACATGGTATTGAGTTAGACAGACGCAAGAACAAGAACACTCTTATTAATAGAGTTATGGGCGTACTTAAAGACTAAACCTTTTGTCGGTGGGGGAGACATATCCCCCTTATAGATAACTATATGATGAAATTGACAAAAGACAATATTGTACTTTATGCCGCTAAACACTATTACAATCCTACATGTATTGATAGTGAAGAGTTCTTTGAAGACTTAAAGCGGTTTAGATATATTAAGAGACTTCTTAATCGTTATAACGATAGTGGGGTATTATCAGAAAGGCTTATATTAAACCACCTAATAGTCATCTTTAATGTCTTTGGGAATGAGGCTGGATTAGATATGTTGGAACTTCGAGTTGAAGTGGATTACTGGAATGTAATCAAACCATTTCTAATTTTCTTGAACGTCATTGACAATACTATGTACACGAACATAGAGATGGACAAGAAAGTAGTAGAGGCATTACGGGAAATTAGGAACGCATAATATGGGACTTTTAAAATCAGCAACAGACCTTGTATTCACAATAAGGTTTCTAAAATTACTTGTAACACCATTTGAGAAACTTGGTGCATTTAAAGCTGGTATCATCGATAAGGATGGTAAGAAGAACCCTGACTTTAACACCCTCAAAACAGATGACCGTGAAGCATATAGGACACACTATACTGCATTCATTAGACTAGTCATCAACATCAAACGAATCATGGCAAAAGCTCCTGGCGGTCAATCTGCGATTGCACGTTATGGTGCCGCACTCTTACTCATCAAAGAACATGGAGAACTATCCGATAAAGAACTCATGAAGATTCATGATGCAACGGGTATTGATGCAATAAACCTTATTGCGGAAACAAGTGAGTGGTTTGTTATGGATGATGGTGGTTTAGGGCCAGGCATATATCGTATGTTAAACGATACCATGACTACTGACTGTGATGACATTGTAAAGAAACATGACAAGATTCGTGTAGTCGAATCACAACCCAAGGGTACTGTTTTGGGTGTACCTATCTATGAGGCTATACACATGAATTCGAAAAGAACTGTGTATATCTCTACAGGAGAAATAAGCAGATGAAGAAATTCAGAGACTATAGTGAAGATGCAACCTCGGTTGGTTCTGTAGCAGGACTAACAGGTGAACCACCTGTACATCTAAAGAAGAAAAAGAAAGAGGACATCAACGTCCTTAAACGATTCATTGAGAACCGTGATGAGAGCGCACGTAAGATGCGTGAGAATATTAAAAAGAGGACTGATAAATGCTAAGTGGATTATTAGGTAGTGTGTTAGGATTTGGGGGTTCAGTTGTACCCGCAATCACAGACCACTTTAAAACAAAGGCAAACAACAAATTTGAATTACAAAAGATGGAGAAGATGGCGGAACTACGTGCCGCTGGATTTGACCACGAGATGAAGATGTTCGAGACGCAAGCTGCGGACAAGGAACATGACCGTCTAATTCAACACGACATTTCAATTAACCAAGGGACTGGATTCATTGCGGGCCTACAGAAGTCTGTACGACCTATCATTACATACTGTTTCTTTGGATTATTCTGTGCAATCGAAATTACCCTACTCAGGGAAGCACTCAATAGTGGTACATCCATTGCGGACTCATTAGGACTACTGTGGGATGGTGATACCAAAGCAATCTTTGCTGCTATCATATCCTTTTGGTTTGGGTCTCGTGCTATAGATAAGTCTCGCAAAAATAAATAAATTTTTTGCTTGACTTTATATGCTGTTTAGTATATAATCACACTTAATATTAGAAATGAAAGTACTGTAAGTTATAAGTATACTTACAGGACAATTTATTACATGGGCAATGGATACAGATGACGATAAAAATAGATAAGAAAAAGGATGACCTACTCGCCTCATATGCAGTAGGAATGTTAAAGGACTTCTACCTAAAAGACCACGAAAAATCACCACAAGAAGGATTTGCCAGAGCAGCAAAAGCTTGGTCTAAGTATAAGGACGAAATGGATGAAGGACTCTCAGAACGTCTTTATAGTTATGTTAGTAATAAGTGGTTTATGTACGCTAGTCCAGTACTTAGCAATGCCCCGAATGGAGAGTCTAAAAAAGATAAGGGGATGCCAATTTCTTGTTTCCTTACTTACGTCCCTGATACTCTTGAGGGTCTCATATCTCATAGTTCTGAGTTACGTTGGCTTAGTGTTTACGGCGGGGGTGTCGGGGGTCATTGGTCTGACGTGCGAACCGTGTCTGACATTGCTCCAGGCCCAATTCCCTTCCTTCACACAGTAGATGCAGACATGATTGCTTACCGTCAAGGTAAGACACGTAAAGGTTCATATGCCGCATACATGAGTGTGCATCATCCCGACCTAATGGAATTCTTAAATATCCGTATTCCTACGGGTGACGTGCAACGTAAAGCATTGAACATTCATAACGCAATTAATATTACAGATGAGTTCATGCAGGCGGTTATCAACAATACCGATTATGAACTACGTGACCCTAAGAACGATGAAGTAAAAGATACTGCAAATGCACGTAAGGTATGGGAGAGAATTCTAGAAGTTAGATTTAGAACAGGTGAACCCTATCTAAACTTTATTGATACCGCAAACAAATCATTACCTCAGAACCTAAAAGACTTGGGTCTAAAGATTCATGGGTCAAACCTATGTAACGAAATTCACTTACCGACAGATGCAGACAGAACTGCGGTCTGTTGTTTATCATCACTAAACTTGGAGTATTACGATGAATGGAAAGACACGACTATTGTCCGTGATATTGTTAGGATGCTTGACAACGTCTTGCAGTACTTTATCGATAACGCCCCCGATACCATTTCAAGAGCGAAGTACTCTGCTGAAAGAGAACGAAGCATTGGCTTGGGTGCAATGGGATTTCATTCCTTATTGCAAAAACACGGTGTCGCTTGGGAGTCGGAAAAAGCAAGAGAAATCAACAAAGTTGTGTTCCAACACATCAACGAACAAGCAGTTGCAGAAACAGAACTACTCGCAGAAGAACGTGGAGAGTATCCTGATGGGATTGGTACGGGAAGAAGAAACTCCCATCTCATAGCGATTGCCCCGAATGCATCCAGTGGTGTCATTCTAAGTACAAGTCCATCTATTGAACCATTGAAAGCAAACGCATATACACATCGTACACGTGCGGGTTCATTCTTGGTCAAGAACAAATACCTCAGTAAACTATTAGATGAGAAGGGTAAGAACACTGATTCTACTTGGACATCTATTATTACTGCAAAGGGTTCTGTACAACATCTACCATTCTTCACTGAAGGTGAGAAAGCAATCTTTAGAACTGCGGATGAACTAGACCAAATGTGGTTGGTCACCCATGCAGCTGAACGTCAAGAGTTTATCTGTCAAGGACAATCCGTTAATCTATTCTTCCCTAGTGGTGCAGATAAGTCATATGTTAATATGGTTCACTTTAATGCATGGAAAAAAGGACTTAAAGGTCTGTATTACCTAAGAACAGAATCAAGTTCTCGTGCAGAGAATGTATCCGAGAAGGTAGAACGTGTCGCACTATCACAAGAC